GATCTTACTGCTGTTGGAATACTTACCTCATCAGTTGTTTTTGAAGGCACTACAGCAGATGATTTTGAACTTACACTTGCAGCAGGAGATCCAACTGCTGATCGTACAGTTTCATTCCCTGATGCAGCAGGAACACTTGTTGTCGATACTGCTACACAAACCCTTACCAACAAAACTTTAACAAGCCCAAATATAAGTAATCTAATCATTACAGATGGAAGTATTGTTCTTGAAGGTTCTACACCAAATGACTTTGAAACTACACTAACCGTTACTGATCCAACTGCTGACAGAACAATTTCATTTCCAGATGCTTCAGGAACAGTTGCGTTTACAACCGATATTACAGTTAGCGCAACATCAACAAATACATTTTCTAACAAATCTATTTCTTTAGCAACAAATACTGTAAGCGGAACAACAGCCGAATTTAATACTGCCCTTTCAGATTCTAACTTTGTTACTACTGGAGACACTGGAACAGTTACAAGCACAATGATTACTGATGGAACTATTGTTGATGGAGATATTAATGCTTCTGCAGCAATTGCACAATCTAAGATAGCAAACCTTACTACAGATCTTAGTCTAAAAGCACCTTTAGCAGATCCAACATTTACAGGAACAGTATCTGCAGCAGCACTTACTCTTTCTGGAGACTTAACGGTAAATGGAACTACTACAAACATTAATTCAACCAACCTAGTTGTTGAAGACAAAAACGTAATCCTTGGAGATGTAACAACACCAACAGATACAACTGCAGATGGCGGCGGTATCACATTAAAGGGTGCTACAGACAAGACTTTCAACTGGGTAGACGCTACAGATGCTTGGACATCTTCTGAGCATATTAACTTGGCATCTGGAAAATCACTTTATCTAAACGGTACATTGTTAAAAGATGTAGCAGAAACCTTAACAAACAAAACCTTAACATCGCCTAAAATTAATTTAGGAATTAATGCTCAAACTGGTACAACCTACACTTTTGTTTTAGGGGATGCTGGTAAGTTTATAACTGCATCTAACGCCTCAGCAATTACAGTAACTATTCCACCATCAAGTGATGTTGCTTACCCTGTTGGCTCACAACTTAATATTGTCCAAAAAGGTGATGGACAGGTTACATTTGCACAAGGATCTGGAGTTACAATTAACTCTACTGGCGCTACTGCAACCGCTCCAAAACTTCGTGTTAAGTATTCTTCTGCAACTGCAGTCTATGAGGGTTCAGATGTTTGGTACGTCGTGGGAGATATTGCTTAATGGATATCCTGGGGACTACTGCCTCTTCCGCTAAAGGTGCCCCTGGCATCCCAACAATAGGAACAGCAACAGATGTAGGCACAAGTCGTGCATTCAATAATGGTGCTGCTAGCGTAACATTTACTGCAGGTGCAGGAGCAACAGCAACATCTTTTGATGTTACATCTTCCCCAGGATCATATACAGCAACTGGCTCATCATCTCCAATCGTTGTAGAAGGTTTACAATCTAACACCGCATATACATTTACCGTTACAGCATCAAACGCATCTGGCACTTCAGATGCTTCCTCTGCATCTAACTCTATTACAGCAACAACAGTACCAGCAACCATGAGTGCACCAACCGTAACAACATCAGCCCTTTCAGATGCCGTTTCTTGGACTGCTCCCGCAGATGGCGGAAGTGCAATTACTGGATATACCTGGGCATCGTCAGATGGTAAAGGTGCTACAGTAGGTTCAGGAACAACAAGCGTTAACGTTACTCAAGAAGCAAATACTTCACAAACATATACAGTTTATGCAACTAACGCAAATGGAAATTCTGTAACTTCAAATGCATCAACCAGTGTAACTACCCCACCGTTCTTCCCACCGTTCTTTCCACCGTTCTTTCCACCGTTCTTTCCATTCTTCCCGTTCTTCCCGTTCTTCCCACCGTTCTTCCCAGGCTTCGGTCCATACTTCCCTTCCTTCTTGCCACCTTCCTTTGGACCATACTTTCCAGCATTTAGCGGATTTCTTCCTGGTGGCGTTTAAACCGAATCTGCGGAATTGCTTTCGGGGCTAGCGCCACCTTAAAATCCGAAAACTGGATCGCCAGAACTGACAGCATTTAGCGGATTTCTATAAAAATAAAATATAAATAAATGTATAGTAAGAAATAATTAAATAAAATAAATATTCCTTACTATACTTATTAACACTAAGTTGTGATACAATATAATAAAGGGGGACAGGAAACTTTTATATGATATATAATGATAATGATGAAAATCAAGTACCATGGTTTACTAAAGATAGATCAGAAACAATCTTAAATAGATTTCCGACAAAAACAATAGGAAATAATATTACAGTTGAAAATCCAGCATTAGGGGTAAATTTATATAGAAATACTTTTTCAAAGCAAGACTCTGAAAGATATATAAATACTCTTGAGTCTAATTTAGATGGCAACGGTAAATACAAGTGGTCAGATGCAACAGTTACTAACTCAACAACACCAATTAAAAAAGCCAGAGACTGCGCTGATTTTAAATATAAACAACAAGATTTGGGACCAAGAGATAATTATAACTCTGAACTACTTGAACTACATGAAGAAATATATCAAAAATTAAAATTTTGCGTTGACGATTATGCACAATATTGGGGAATAAATGTAGTATATTATGAAGCGTTTAACTTTGTAAAATATGAAGGAGAAGGCAAACATTTTAATATACATGCTGATCATGGCCCAATGTATAACTGTACGGTATCTGCCGTAATCTACATAAATGAAGATTATGAGGGTGGAGAAATTAAATTTCCAAGACTTGATGGTTATACTCATACCCCAAAAATAGGAGACATATTGTTATGTCCATCTAATTATATTTATGAGCATGCATCATTACCAATGAAAAAAGGAACAAAATATTGTGTTGTCGTAATGACAGACATTAATGAACTAGGACATAGATAATGGCTTTAACTGCTATTTTTAGATCATTTAGACCATGGTTAGATAAAGAAAGCGTTTCCGTACCAGTTCCAACACAAAAAGAAATTCCGCATTGGTATAAAAATGCAGACAGATTTGCAAAAATGCCAAATGGAAAACACTATAAAGCAACAAAACAAATTTGTCCTATTGCCAAACCAGAAACTACAGACGATTATGGAAAAATTCCAACATGGAAAGCATGCCCAGCAATTATGGATGCTTTTATGACTGGATATGTTTTTAAAACTCCATGTGATTTAACATTTTTTAAAAACGCTAAAGGCATAATTGATGTAAAAATTGATGATATAAAATTTAAAGATTTTTGTAGTTTAAGAGCACCAATGCCACAATTTGAACATCCTAGAGGATTTTATAAAAATCATTTTGCCTGGATGTCGGATTGGGGCTTAGAACTTCCAGAGGGATATAGCGCTTTGTTTATGACACCAATGAATAGGTTTGACTTACCTTTTATAAATACCACAGGAATTGTAGATTCAGACAAAGTTCATCTTTTAGGAAGTTTTCCATTTTTTATTGCAGAAGGATGGGAAGGCATACTGCCAGCAGGAACTCCATATTTACAGGTTTTACCTTTTAAAAGAGAAAATTGGGAACATCAAATTGATATTTTAAGTAAATCAGAAATTTATGATAAAATGGTAAAGAATGCAAATTTTTATAGGCAGCCCGACGGAGGGGTATATAAAAGTAAAGTATGGACAAAAAGAGAATATACATAAGGAGATAAAATGCAAACATGGACAGAAAAAGAAAAACTAGGAAATGGAATAACCTGTTATAGAGGGGTTATAAAAAAAGAACTTGATGTAATTAATAGGCTTGAAAATATATTAGGATCTGTTGCTGAATATGGGGAATTATCTTCAGAGGGAAAAAGATATCATTGGATGCCAGCGTATGTTGGATATCAGAAGTTAATGCCAGATTACAGAGATTGCGTAGATTTTAAATTTAAAAAAACTGATTTAGATTCTGATAAAAGTGAAGAATCTTTACAACTTCAATCACTTTGGCAAGACGTTTATGACGCTCAAGTAGCAGCCGTTGACGATTATAGAAGAGATTACAATCTTATGAATTTAAAATATTGGGAGGCATTTAACTTTATTAAATATGGTCCAGGACAACATTTTAAAGAACACCAGGATCACGGATATTCTTATAACTGTACAGTTTCTTTGGTTGCATACATTAATGATGATTACGATGGAGGAGAATTATATTTTAGACTTCAAAATTTAAACATTAAGCCAAAGGCTGGAGACTTATATGTGTTTCCTTCTAACTTTATGTATCCTCACCAAGCAATGCCAGTTCATTCTGGAACAAAATATTCTATTGTAACAATGTTAGATTATAGTGCAAAGTTTCATACCCCAGACATGTATGATCCAAAATGGGAAAATGAATAGTGTTTGATATTTTAATAGAAAAATTTGAAGGAAATCTATTTACTATTGAACCAATGTCTATAAAAAGAGATTGGATGGATCAAACTTCAGAAAATCATGCATATAGATGTTTTCCAGTTACTCAGGCAAATGTAGTTGGGTGGAGTCTTTCTTGCACAGAAGATATAAAGTTTATTTGGGACGGAATTAATGATCAAACTGGAGATCACATTCAAATCTTTAGCCCACTTGGAAGTTATTCTGGCAGGGGGCAATCATCAATTAGTCTTAATACAGGCTTGGTGTTTAAAACAAATGCAGATGTTAGCATTCTTACAATTAATCCAGTAAATTATTTTAATGATAATTTTGAAACAATGTCAAATTTAATTAGTACGTCATTTTATGATAATCCATTGCCATTAGCAATTAAGGCAAAAAAAGCAAATGAAGAAATAAATATAAAAGCAGGAACTCCAATAGCAACTATAATTCCAATTTCTTTAACAAATTTAAATAATACTAATATAAACATTGTTGAATATAAAGATGATGATAAGTCACGCAAGAATGCAAATATCTCATATGGAGAGGCTTCACAAAATATAAATTTAAGTGGAGGTTGGACTGATTGGTATAGAGATGCAATAAACGAAAAAGGGGAGTCTCTTGGAAGTCATGAGACTAAAACTTTAAAACTATTTGTCACAGATAATACTAAAAATGTTAAGGATGATATAATTTAATTATGGATATCCAAAATAACGTTGTATTTAGAAAACCTTCAATGACACCATCTGGATGGTTTGGGGATAACAAAAATATGATAGTTGAGTTAGAAAATTTTATGACTCAAGAAGAAATGGACTTTTTAGAAAAAGCAGCAAAGTCTATTACTATCTGGGATGTAACACAAAGCCATGTAAACGAAAATGGAACAGTTGTATACAATTCTGATTTTTGGAAGGATAGAGTTGCTACTCAGCCAACTTTAGATAAAAATGATCCTAGAATATCTCCAGTAGTTGCAGGACTGTTTAAAAGGCTAAAACCAATTGTTGAAGATTTTTATAAAGTAAAAGTTAAACCAACAGGAACAACGATTGTAAGATGGTTGCCAGGTCATCTTCAAATGCCTCATGCAGATAAAGAATTACATGAAGGCCCAGATGCTGGTAAACCAAATGATTTTCCAAACTACGATCTTTCAAGTTTGTTTTATTTAAATGACGATTATGAAGGCGGAGAGTTATATTTTCCTTTACAGGGTATACAGTTCAAGCCTAAAAGAGGTGCTGCTTATTTTTTCCCAGGAGATAAAAACTATATTCACGGAGTAACAGAAATAAAAAATGGAATCAGATATACCTGTCCATTTTTTTGGGAGATTACAGAGCATACAGGAGATAGAAAACCATGAATTTAAAAAATAAAAAAAGGATTACAAAGGATATAGTTATTTATGAAAACTTTATAAGCAAAGAAGATTGTGCAAAAATGATTGTTGCTCTTGATGCACAAGCAGAAAATGGTAAAATTTCTTGGATGCCAATATCATTTTATGAGTCATACTCATCTGTACTTCCACAAGATAATGATCAAGAAGTTTTTGATGCTGGATTAATCCCAACTATTTTTTCAGATATTGAAAACAAAATGCCAGAAGCAATTGCATCAGTACATGACCTTGATCCAAAAACAATTTGTAAAATTGGATACCATACGCAAAAATGGGAACCAGGAGCATATGCAAGACTTCATTCAGATAACACTGACGCTGAAGGAAATTCTGGAGCATTTACAAGAAGTAGATATGCTGGATTCCTTTATCTAAATGATAACTTTGAAGGAGGACTGTTAAAGTTCCCAGATCAAAACATAGAAATTAAACCAGAGGTTGGAATGCTTGCTGTTTTTGACGGGGGATTTAGTAATATGCACGAAGTATCGCTAATAGAAAGTGGAGTAAGATACACTATCGGATCTTTCTGGGATGACAGAGAAGAGTCTGCATATCCACAAGAACTAAGAGATGCATGGGCAAAAGAAATGAAAGAGACTAGAGCAAAACAAGAAATTGAAAGAGCCGAATGGCAAGAACTACTTAAGCAAGGTTGGAAATTAGATATAAATGGAAATAAGTATAAGCCAGAGGAGTTTAAAAATGATTGAAAATTTTAAAAAAGAATTAATAAAAAATAATTATAAATTTGAAGAAATAACAGATGAAATATTATTAATTAAAAATTGTCTATTAAAAGAAGAACTAGACTTTATATGGGATAAAATTAATAAAGCATCTCAAGCAGATTGGGAAGTAGAGTATTTATCAAACCTGCCAAGGTTCTGTATGGAAAAATTTGGTAGGGATGATGTTGAAAACCTTGTTGCTGAGGGAAAATTTGAAATTACTCAAAACTGGGCTGATAAAAATTTAAATATTTCACAATATGAAGAATATAAAAAGTTTTATAAAAGAATAAATGACATAATTGTAAGTTCAGATTCAAACTTATTTTTAAGCGGTTTTGCTACTATTCAAAGAATGCAATCAGGGGTTGAATTAAAATCTCATACAGATCAACACACCGATCCATCAATTAAATATGCTACAATATTATACATTAATAACGATTATAATAATGGAGAACTTTTTTTTAAAAATTTAAATTTAAAACTAAAGCCAAAGCCAGGAGAAATGTTATTTTTCCCAGGAGATGAAAAGCACGAGCATGGAGTAAAACATGTTACCGATGGGCCAATAAGGTATGTTCTTGTTGGTTTTATTAAAGAAAAAGATCATTACATTAAAAATAAATACTAAGGGAGAATTACAATGAATAAAGAAATATTAGACCCAAAAGTTTATTATTATACAGATGCAATAGATAATTTTGATAAGTTTCAATCAACATTAAGAGAGTTAGACTCCCTTGATTTAAATAATGAAACTGGAGTAAATGTTTGGAATACCTGGACAGCATCTAATGATAAAAATTTTATTTATGGAGAAACAAAGACATTTGATATTAATGCGATAAATAGGTTAGATGGAGAAGTAGGAGAAAAAAGCAAATATATCTATGATTCAGTAATGACTACAATGTATAATGTTTGCAAAGACTATGCTACATCTCTTGGAGATTTTGATGAACCAAGGCTTTTCCCAACCTTTAATATAAAAAAATATAATACTGGAATGGGCATGGGGGCACACTTTGATCAATTAGACGGAGATAAAACCTTAAGGTATTCTCTTGTGATGTATTTAAATGATGACTGTGAAGGCGGAGAAATATCTTTTCAACTAAAAGATTATGATGGTGGATGGACAAGTGCTAATGGTTTTTCTAAAGGATCAGCACCAGCCGTAGATTTAGATTATGATGTATCTGTTGCAAATGGAGCAATTGATTTTGGGTTAAAGCCGAAAGCAAATAGTGTTATTATATTTCCAGCATTTCCCCCATACTTTCATACAGCCCATATTGTAAAGACTGGATTTAAATATATGATACCTGGACATTGGATTCATAACAAAATGGATCTTAATAAATCTCAAGGTATGTAAATGAAAACAGCAATAGTTACAGGTGCTAGTAAAGGCGTTGGCTATGCTACCGTAAAACTTCTGTCTGAAAACGGATATAAAGTTATTGCTGTTTCAAGAGATTTATCTAAAGTTTCTGATCTGGTATCTGACAATGTTGAGGTTTACAGACTAGATGTCACCAGCGCTGATGAAATTAAAAGGTTTTATGAAAAATATAGCCACATAACACTTGATCTTTTTGTTAACAATGCTGGTGGAGGTTCAAGTCCAACCAACATTATAAATGAAACACCAGAAAACTTTAGAATAGCCTATGATATAAATGTTACTGGACCAATGTATTTGTCTCAGTTGTTTGTGCCATGTATGAAAAAATCTGAATCCCCAACTATTGTTTTTGTTACATCTTTTGGAGGAAAAATTCCTTATCGTGGTGGTGGGAACTATACTAATGCTAAACGTGGAGAAAGGGGTCTTATAGATACCATGAGGCTAGAATTTCCAGAGTATGGAATTAAAATAACTGAAATTTGTCCTGCTACTATTGACACTCAAGAACAAAAAAGAGACCATGCCCTATCTGCAGAAGATTTGGCTAACGCAATCTATTGGGTTGGGTCTTTGCCTAAACATTTGAATATAAATCAAATAGAGATGTGTCATATAAATAGTAGTAAGTTTTAATAATGTGTACAACTTTTGTTTTATCTAAGTGCTTAACTGTAAAGTAAACATTTACTTTATTGTTTACGTCTAAAATTTTGTTTTAATGTTGTGATATACTAGGGTTACTTTACGATTAGTAAAGCACTAATAATATTTTTTAATAGAAAGTTGGAAAAATCAATGTCGGATATCTTTTCTTTTCGTTTGTCAGATGAGTTTGTAAATAAATACTCTACAGTGCCAGCACCTTTTGGCTTTACAGATGCAGGCTCTAACTCCTTGGGGGAAATTACGTTTATACGAACATACTCCCGTATGAAAGAAGATGGAACAAAAGAAAGATGGCATGAAGTTTGTAAGAGGGTAATTGAAGGAATGTACTCAGTACAGAAAAACCATGCTAAAGACAATCGCCTACCTTGGAATGATAATAAGGCACAAAAGTCTGCCCAAGAAGCGTTCCAAAGAATGTTTGAACTAAAGTGGACACCTCCAGGTCGAGGTCTATGGGCATTTGGAACTCCTATGACTATGGAAAAAAGAAACTCTGCTTCCCTCCAAAACTGTGCAATGGTGTCTACTCGTGATATTGATCGTAATGATCCAGGAGCACTATTTTCATGGGTAATGGATGCATTAATGCTTGGTATTGGTGTTGGCTTTGATACCGTTGGTCAAGATAAAGAAATGCCTATTTATTCTCCAACAGAACCAGAAAATGTATGGGAAATTCCAGACACTCGTGAAGGTTGGGTAGACTCTGTAAGAATGCTTTTAAACTCATATTTACGTCCTAATCAGGCTATTCAAAAGTTTAACTATGACCTTATCCGTCCTCTAGGTGCCCCTATAAAAGGCTTTGGAGGGGTTGCTAGCGGTCCAGGACCATTGATTGCACTACACGATAAGATCAATACAGTTATTGGCGGTAGATCAGGAGAAAAACTTGATTCTCGTGCAATTGTAGATATTGTTAACCTTATTGGTACATGTGTTGTTTCTGGAAATGTTCGTCGTTCTGCTACCTTGGCTTTAGGGCTACCAGAAGATAAAGATTTTATTAATTTAAAAAATGCAGAGGTTTTTCCAGATAGAAACTCATTTGATTCAGAAAATCCAGGATGGGCTTGGATGTCTAATAATTCTATTTCTGCAGAAGTTGGAACAAAGTATGAAGACTATGTTAATTTAATTGCAGACAATGGTGAACCAGGATTTATTTGGTTAGGTGTTGCTAGAGATTATGGAAGATTAGCAGATGCTCCAGACTATAAAGATTCTCGTGTTATGGGATTTAATCCATGTGCCGAACAACCACTAGAATCTTATGAACTGTGTACTCTTGTAGAAGTTCATTTAAATCGCCATGAAGACAAAGAAGATTTTCTTCGTACATTAAAGTTTGCATACCTGTATGGTAAAACTGTTACATTAATGCCAACACATTGGCAAGCCACAAATGGAATTATGCAACGAAATCGTCGTATCGGAACATCATTAACTGGCATTGCATCATTTGCAGATACAAAAGGTATGCCAATAATCCGTGAGTGGATGGACGAAGGGTATAAGAAAATTCGTTCATACGATCATTCATACTCAGAATGGTTATGTGTACGTGAGTCAATTCGTGTAACTACCGTCAAACCTTCTGGCTCTGTATCTTTGCTTTCTGGTGCAACTCCTGGAGTTCATTGGGGTCCTGGAGGAGCATTCTATCTTCGTGCTATTAGGTTTGGCAATACAGATCCAATGCTTCATTTATTTAAAGCGGCAGGGTATAAAATTGAAACAGACCTAGTATCTGCAAACACTTCAGTAGTATATTTTCCAGTAGCATCTGGACATCCAAGATCTGAGAAAGAAGTAAGTCTTTTTGAAAAAATTGGTTTGGCAGCGACTGCCCAAAAGTATTGGTCAGACAATGGAGTTTCTGTTACCCTTTCATTTGATAAAGAATCAGAGACTAAGCATATTGCTCCAGCACTTCACATGTATGAAGGTCAACTAAAGGCAGTTTCATTTTTGCCAATGGGCAATAAAACATACCCACAACAACCATATACTCAAATAACAAGAGAAGAATATAATGCGTATGTTGGCACAATTGGAAAGATTGACTGGTCTGCTATTTATGATGGCAAAGATAATCTTGATGCTGAGTCTGAAAAATACTGTTCAACAGACGCATGCGAAATTAAATTATATTAGTTCTCTCCCTGCTATAATAAGAGGATAGGAGAACTATGTCTACCCCATCCAACTTGTATGCAGAAAAAATATTTGCAGAACACCCACTAGCCTTGTGGGCACTAGATGGTGCAATTGACTATATTAATTTAATAAACCCAGATTATCAAAACATAGAAGAATTTTGGACAGTAACTGGTGGAACTCCATCTATAGAGTTATCAGATGTCAACTCTCCATTTTCTACAGTAGAAGTAAATAAACTGTTGGGTGATGTCCCCCCTTCTGGTACTGGAGATGTTATTTGTATTAGTCCAGACTTAATAAATTTTTCAAACCTAAACAGCAGTATGAGTACTTTTTGT